GACGTAGCAGTACCACCACTCGTTGTGCCGGATAAACCGGTCCCAATAAGTGTGCCTGCTACCACCCCCTGCCAAGGTTGGGTGAAAGTCCACGTAGTCACGGAAGTAGTGGTCCCCGTACTGGCAACAGTAGCCGGAAGAACACCCGTAACGGTAGCGTAGGGAGACGCATTCGAAGTACCTGTAAAAGCACCCCAAACGGCCTCCCCTTGCCCTGCAACTCCGAGTTGCGGAGTCATGAGAAGGATGTCATATTCAACATACAACTCACCAACCACATTAGTGTTGGCTTGACCCATGGTGCAAACGTTGAGGTTTCCAACGTCATACAACTTAATATCAGTACCGGTTGGCGCAGCGCCTTTCCGAACGAAGAAAGAGGTACGTTTATCCAGATCCTCCTGTAAGCTCGAAAGCTGACAGTTAGACCAGACTGGAGATCTCACTGAAGAACGATAAGCCATAGCTTGAGTCTTTGTTGTAGGACTCGCATCAGATGCATCGTAATCCAGGGACAGAAGGGCTGTCCCCGTAGCACTTGTAGGAGATTCGGTTTCAAAATCGAATTTGAGTCTTCGAAATTTATAGGACTCGAACCTCTGTGCAACTCCCGATAACCAAGGGAATAAACCTGGAAGACCAGGGTTTATACTGAAAGGATTGGCAGTAAACGCAACAGAGCCGTTTATGTCACTAACATACTCCCGGTGCTTGACTATCAAGTCACCGTTAGCAAGTCCTTTCTGTGCCGGATTATTAATCCTACGCACCATTCCCGTCGCCACAGGGGCATTAACACTTTGTGACATATCACTACCAGTATTAAATGTTGACGACGGACGTAACCCAAGGTTCTCAATCGAGAACTTATTTCGTGAGGAATTCTTCTTAGAACTTTTGTTCTTCTTCCCCCTCACCGGGGCGCTAGCTTTAGGCTGTGCCTTATTCATGATGTATTGGATGCCGGTCATGAAACCGAGACTATACATCCCAAGTAACCATACGGAACTGGAGCATTTGAGCCTTATAGGCAGCTATGCAATTCTATACGGCATATCCGTGTAGTCGTTCGACATTTAGAGAGAGACTCGCTGGACGAAACTCATTTAGAAAACAATTCTGAACCAACCAAACCCTATGGGGATGGAAGGAACAGAAGCGTAACTTTATAAGGAACGAACCCAGTCTCTTAGACTCACTTAGTACGGAAGTATTAAGGATGTTGACAAACAACTAATCCACCGTTTTGGATAAATTCCTACTTGGAACCCAATCGTAGTTGCCAGAGAGCACTCATTGGACTACGGAGCAGTTTAACGTCCTACTCAGGACCTGCATCCAAACCTACTATTGTTGTAGAAGACAAAGCTAGGACTGAGGAGTTGGAGAAGAAACTCGCTCAAGCAACACGTGCTATCAAGCTGGAACGATGGTCCAGAACAGGAGATATTATAACAATCCTACAAGCACTGTAATAGAAATGAGGGAGACGCATAAGCGTATGCGAGACACCTGTCATTTTTGACTTTGGTTGTCTAAGTGGTTCCTTTTCGTCTAACGAACAAGGCTTCATCCATGGAACTTGAACTAGTTCCTCCACTTTCTCTATCACATATCCCGGACAGGGTAGACCTAACGAAACGTCTACATCCTGAATCCTACAAAGGGACTCCTCTGCCAGTATTTTCTGAGCACGCGTCGTTTTATAACTAAAACCGCAGGGAGCAGCAACCCCCATTCCTCCTAAGGATATGGGTACGAAAAGGTTGCGAGAATGTGATTTCCCACCTAAATAAAAGTGGCACTCTTTTCTAATCGATTCCTGATGTTTTTCCAGGTACATCGATAATAATTCAGATTGTTTACCAGGTAAGGAACCCTGGAGTAAGCAATTGATGTTTGAGACCATATTACCGTCTCCATCCAGGTGATGGCTCTTAGCCTTATCATCCTGCTGAACCTTATGCTGACCAAAGAAAAGGCCAGTATTTAGAAAGTCTATTTGCCAGGGGGTTCCACCCTCGGAGGCTAAATCGTAATCACAAGATATGCTATTCACGTTAGAATACCTCTTGTGCCGATAAGCTTTTCCCGGACTCATTCTGAGTCCTACGGCATTTCCAATTCTCACATGAGAATCCCAGAGTCTAGGATTAGACGCATACAACATGTCGTCACCATTTACAAGAACATGGCTAAGACGGTCTTCATCGGACCAATTCCACTGTTCATTATCAGTGTTTAAAAGATAAACACCAAGATTAGCTAGACACAAAATAGGAAAAGATAGGATACTTCCCATCAATTGACCATTCTGCTGAATTCCTTTAAAAACGGGAATACTTCTGCCATTCTCCTTTACAGGATAATGAAGAGCATGGGGACCCAACACACTCCAAGCGAGTTGCTGTTGGCGAGGCTCAAGGTCAAACATTATATATTTCAATATCCGACCGGAATAAGCCCAACTGAGCCCATCAGTTGCTGCGGAGTAGTCTATAGAAAACCACTCCATATCTGGGGTAGCCTTACGTTTAAGGTCTACCAAATCTGTGGCGCTAAAAGGGCGACCAATCAGACGGAAACATGGCATATCACGCATCGATGTATGCATAGCTTTCTGGAGAGGACGGCACGAGTAATATGGGATACTTTCTCCCTTAGAAATCACCCGAACCTTCATAGGTTCAAGAACTGCCTGTATGGTGCATTTGATCGGTTCTTCCGTATCAATCCCATCCAATCTCCTAAGAATGGTGTTTTCCCATTCTTCACGACCATCATAGGTCCGGTATTCGTACCGCAGGTTACGCTTCCTGGATCTCCCAGAGATCCCCCACGGGCGATATTCCATATGATGCAGAACATCGACTTGAGGCAATTCATAATTTAAACCGGTCTCTTCTCTAAGATAACCGTATTGCCCACCCATTGCTCGAGTACACTCAAAAGAGGCGCTACTCGACGTACTCATTACTTGGAAGGCCGCACTAACCATGTGTGTCGCTACTTCCTTTCTGAGTCGATCCAGACAACGACGAAAAGTCGGGACGTTAAAGATCTGGTTAATAACATCCGTGTTTCCTTCGTCTCTCTTGGACAAGGTTTTTAAGTGGTCAGCATAGGTATCCTCAACGAAGGATTCACCAACAGGAAGAGTGCTTCTCTTTGCCTGTAACCACGAATACCAAAGATGGGTATGACGTCTATTATAGATCGTCAATCTTAATTTCATCCATCTTTTTAGCACGCCTGTAGGAACCCATTTAACGTCGGGTTCCTCAGGGAGTTCATTACGAAGATACTTAGCTAAAGGTCGGTTCAAAACGTTTTTAACGCGTTTTATCCAAACCTTTTCGCTAGGAGAAATATCTAAGTAAAGATGAAGTTGTTGACTCAACTCATCTCGGACCTCTTTCCTTGCATTATGATGTAAGAGTACAAGATTCAGTCCGCGAACTAGAGCGTCGGTTCTTTGGGATAGAGATATCTCAACAGGAACCTTCTGTTGAAACACTGGAGAACATACTCCAGCTTGTTGTTCACACGCTTGGGTACCCAACGGTATCCCCATATTTTCGCGAGCGCGCGAACGGTTTGTTCTTTTCTTGTGGTCCATTTTGGCCATAAC